ATGCAAGAAGGGGAATAAAATATGGCGACAAAGACGCACTGGCAGAAGTTAAAGTTTGGATGGAGCATCAAGCCTTTTACCTTACAGAAGCCACGGTCGAAATGGCGAAAGAAAGAGGACGCTGCAAAGATTCCGATCACACCCGATATGGCAAGGGAGAGTTCCCTTGGGAAAGAAGAGCCAGAGGAGTCAACGAACTCACTGACTTTGCCCCAGAGCTTGACTGGGAACCACTCCGACAAGAAATGATATTGCACGGTGTGCGAAATGCCACACTAATGGCCATTGCACCCGTGGAGTCTAGTTCAGTGGTTATCAATTCAACCAACGGAATTGAGATGCCTATGAGTTTGATCTCTACCAAAGAATCAAAGGCTGGATCATTCACACAAGTAGTTCCGGAATACAATAGATTGAAACACAAGTACCAGATGATGTGGGATCAACGTGACTGCGACGGCTATTTGAAAACCGCTGCGGTGTTGGCTGCATACGTGGATCAAAGTATTTCAACCAATACCTTTTACAATCCTGCACACTTTGCAGATCGAAAAGTACCCACTACATTGATTGCCAAGAACTTGATGCAGGCACATGTATGGGGATTGAAGACATTCTACTACAGTTTGATCAACAAGGCTGGCAGTAGACAAGAACAACGAACACCAGAAGTACACTATAACGGATTTCACAACGAACGTGAAGTGATAGAAGAAGATGAAGACTGCGAGGCATGCAAACTATGAGCAAACAACAATATAACCTAACATCAAAAACAGACTATTTGAATCGTAAGATGTTTCTGGACCCAGCAGGTCCAGTTACCATTCAACGCTTTGAAGAAGTCAAGTACAAAAAGATTGCAGACTTTGAAGCCACAGCACGTGGCTTCTTTTGGCAACCAGAAGAGATCAGTCTAACCAAAGATTCCAACGACTTCAAAGAAGCCAGTGATGCTGTTAAACACATCTTCACCAGCAACCTGCTGCGTCAGACAGCATTGGATAGTTTACAAGGGCGTGGACCAAGTCAAATCTTTACGCCAGTAATCAGTTTGCCTGAACTAGAAGCACTGGTCTACAACTGGACATTCTTTGAAACCAACATTCATTCAAAAAGCTATAGTCACATTATTCGCAACATCTACAACGTGCCAAAAGAAGTGTTCAACACCATCCATGACACCAAAGAAATTGTGGACATGGCAAGCAGTGTAGGCGATTACTATGAAGCATTACACATGGTCAACTGCCGTAAACAGCTGGGTGAAACTATCCCAGAGAAAGAATATATCCGAGCAATCTGGATGGCTCTACATGCCAGCTATGCTCTAGAAGCATTCCGTTTTATGGTCAGCTTTGCTACTAGCCTGGCCATGGTAGAAAACAAGATCTTCATGGGCAATGGCAATATCATTCAATTGATCCTACAAGATGAACTGTTACACAAAGGCTGGACTGCCTACTTGATCAACCAAGTGGTCAAAGAAGACAGCCGCTTTGTTGAAGCTAAAGCAGAGTGCGAGTCGGAAGTATACGCATTGTATCTGGATGTGATTCGTGAAGAAAAAGAATGGGCTGACTACTTGTTTAACAAAGGGCCAGTGATTGGTTTGAATGCCAACATTCTAAAAGACTTTGTGGACTACACAGCGATATCTGCACTTAAAGAAATTGGAATAAAATATCAGCAAGCTGCTCCGAGATCAACTCCGATTCCTTGGTTCAACAAACACGTAGATACCAGCAAAAAACAAACAGCTCTGCAAGAAAGTGAAAGCACCAACTATGTCATAGGTGTGATGAGCGAAAATCTTGACTACGATGCATTGCCTGCTATATAATATATGTTTAAAGCACAGTACAAACGCAACTCACCTTACGAAAGCTGGATAGTCATAGGCACCTTCAGCGGTGAGCAGGCAGCTATCAGTGCTGCTCTACAATACAAACGCAAAGGCATGGTATTGGTTAGAGTCACTGATAAAAAAGGTGCTGTGATTTATTCAAATTAACAAAGGAAATATAATGACAGCTATTGTATGGAGCAAATATAATTGCCCCTATTGTGATCAGGCCAAGGCCCTGCTAACACAGAGAGGTATTAAATACGAAGAACGTAAAATTGGAGACGGTTTTACACGAGAAGAGCTTTTAGAAGCTGTGCCAAACGCAAGAACTGTGCCACAAATCATCATCAACGGTAATATGATTGGTGGGTTCACAGAACTAAGAGACTATTTAGAAAACACAGCCGGCGGATTCGGCAAAGGCGAAATATGATGTTAATAGACAAAGGTGTTACAGTAGGTGAAGTTGTAACAATCAAACTGACCAGCGGAGAAGAGCTGGTAGCAAAGCTAGTAGAAGATCAAATCATGCACTACAAACTAGCGCATCCCATGGTTATCGCTATGAGTCCAAAAGGACCAGCACTTATGCCATATCTGTTTACTGTGGATCCCAGCAAACAAGTAAGAATAGCTAAATCTGTGGTAGCTGTGGCAGAAGCCACAGACAAGCAGTTTGCTGACCAATTTATACAACAGACCACTGGGATTGCATTGGCTTAAATAGTTCATGGCAACTACACCAACTCCACAATCGACTTCCGCAGGTGCTGGATCATCGACAGTTTCCAACCCTAGTCTAGTTCCACACGATCACACAGCAGGTACATTAAGCAGACAAGAACCCCTATACAATCCGTTCAATGTGTTTGCCAACGGTGTTGAAATCGCTCTTTATGATGCTGCCACAGTTCCCGGAACTTTCACAGCTACCACTGTGCCACGGGTTACAGTGACTTCAGCTGTGCAGAATGTGGAAGGTGATGACGACAACACCGCAGGCAAAGTTCAAGCAGACAGATTTTTGTCTGAAGGCAGGATCACTGCTGCAGAACACAAGGCGCTTACCACCACACCCCAACCCAAGACAGAAGGAGTTAAGCCCACAGCAGCCAAACAGAGTCAGCCTTTTACTCCTGTGCCTGCCACAATAACCATGGACATGGTGTTGACTCCCAAAGGCACAACTCTAGCACAGATGATAAAAAATGTCACCTTCCCTAGAACTGTTCCACAGTTGGCACAGCATCATCCATCAGTTTCTGGACCGCAAGCAGTGGTCAACAATCTTGCGGCATTGGCCCAGAATTGCTTAGAGCCTATCAAAGCCAAATATCCTTCGATGCTGATAACCAATTCATACAGACATGGATCAACAATCGGAGGTGGAGCTCATGGTACAGGACAGGCCTGCGATCTACAGTTTCGCGGAATACCTGCACACAGTTATTTTGAAATAGCTAAATGGATTGAACAAAATGTACCATATGATCAGTTGTTGCTAGAATATCTACCAGGTAAGACTACGTGGATACACATGAGTTTTGCACTACCAGGACTGCCATACGGTGGTCTCAGTACAAGAAAATCCAAACCCGGAAACATATTAGCCACACTGAATGGAGCAGCAGGCGGAAGATTTACTCCCAATCTGCATAAAGACATCCTCGTGGCCGCATTGCCTAACATTGTGGTGGCATCATAACATGAAAAAATTATTTTGGAAAATACTGGGATTTCTTAGTCTAGGCATGGCCTATGTTGGGTTGATCACACCCGGCATACCCTACAGCATATTTGTGGTGTTTGCGGCATACTGCTTTGCCAAAGGATCACCAAAAATGCATGCCTGGATCTACAATCACAAACTGTTTGGGCCATTCTTAACCAATTGGGGTGAGAAGAGAGTATTTCCAAACAAGATGAAATATTTTATGTTGGCCATGATGAGCAGCAGTTTGGCTATCATGTGGTTGACAAATGTACCCGCTCGTGGTATACTATACACAGCAGCCTTTATGTGCTTGGTGGCAATTTGGGCCTGGAGATGGCCTGGAAGTGTCGAAGCATATGAAAAACGCATTGCAGAAGGTAAAAAAGTTGGTTGGTTTAACAATCAATTTTAAATACACACACAGATAAACATTTTTAACACAAGGAAAGAAAGTAAAATGGTAACAGGAAAAGTAAAATGGTTTAACGATGCCAAAGGTTTTGGCTTTATTACACCGGACGATGGCGGCGCAGATTTATTTGCACACTTCTCACAAATTAATTCAAGTGGCTTCAAGAGCTTACAAGAAGGACAGAGTGTAAGTTTTGAAGTAACTCAGGGTCAGAAAGGACAACAGGCTAGTAATATTCAGCCTGCGTAATATGAAAGCGTATCAATTCATTGTAGCAGTTCTACTGATTACATTTGTTTTGGTACATGTTTTCATGTAAGGAATTGTTGTAATCCCTTCAAAGTGAAGGCATTCTGGACGCGGGTTCGACTCCCGCCAGGTCCACCATAAAGGCATTTATGATTGAAGCAATTGGATTTTTTATTACATTGATAGCATTGATGTGGATAGCAATAATCCTAGGTGAAATGTTTTTATGATGGGCCTGCCATGGTTTCGACAGGGTGAGATAATAGAGACGGCAACACAGTAGGCGATGACTGTAAATCAAGCAAAACTCGTAAATGCAAACGCAGATACATTTGACTTCAGCGCAATGAGCTTCACTGGTAATACCGTTCGCGGTGCTGCTAATGAAAGCAGATTTGCTCTAGCTGCCTAAAAAACAGCGGTCCGGGGTAGGAAATACCTTGTAAACAAAACTACCAAAAGCGGCTATTCGTAGCCGCTTTTTCTTGACATGGCTAGTAGAAATACTATATAATAAACAATGACATACAAGTCATTTACTTTTAAAAGGAAATATCAATGAAGAAGATTATCGCAATGGCTGCTTTGAGCGCCGCAGGTACTGCCTTTGCAGGCGGGTTTGGTGCTGTTGAGTATAGCAGCCGTGACGGTGTAGATAGTACCACAGATGCTCGTGCAACCAAGATTACTATGGGCACAGACATTAACCAAATGTTCAAAGCTGATTTCAGCTTGCGTCAAAAGACTGACACTAGCAACAATCTCAGCGACACACGGTTAGAAGGTGGCCTAACAGCTACGCAACCTGTTGGCACAACTGGTCTCAGCGTGTATGGTCGCGGTGCTGTTGGTGAGAAGTTTAAGACTGCAACCAACTACACATACTACAGTGTAGAGCCAGGCATCAAGTATGCTGTAACTCCATCTCTGTCAGTCAAAGCAGGTTATCGTTATCGTGCGGCAATGGACAGCGCAAATGCTGACACGACTCGCACATACCGTTTAGGTGCAGAGTATGCTCTAAGCAAGAACTACTTTGTTGGCCTAGGCTACGACAGTGTTCGTGGTGACAGCGACTACAATGCTGCCAACTTCAGTGTTGGTTTCAAGTTCTAATTTCATAGAACATTGAAAAGGAGCTTTCGAGCTCCTTTTTTTAATAGAAACAACCTATTGCCAACATTTAAAAATATTCATAAAAAACCTATTGATTTTACAGATACATAGGATATATAATAAGCATAGTTATTACACAGACAAGGAGAAATGTATGACTGAAAAAATCAAAGGTACACGTACCGAAGAAAATTTGAAAGCTGCCTTTT